ATCGAGGGCCCCCCCGAGCTGTCCGGCCCGCCGCATGACCCGCCGTCGTCTACCGTGCCGATCCCGCCATGGGATGAATTCAACGAGGGCGTTGTGGTGGCCGGTGACCCTGCTGCCAAGCCCAAGCAGTTCCTGGAGGTCAGTAGTACGGCCCTGGAGGACATCGTCGCCCGTGACGATGATTACGAAGAGGATGATGACGATTGAGCTGGCAGTTTTGTTTGGCGTCATCGTTTTGGCGGTACTCGTTGTCCTAGTGTTCGTCCCCAGTCCGGGTTCTCCGGGCCTGCAATTGTGGGGAGATCGGACACAAATCAGTGAGGACAGAGGAGGCGTCATGAGCCGAATTGCCCGTTGGGTAGTGCTCGGTCTAGGGCGTACTACCTTCGCCGCCCTTCATCTATTCGAAAAATTAGGAGTCAACATGGCACGCGAAGACGAAGTCATCGCCAGCTGGACCGCGTGGTCCGAGAACATCAAGACCGCACTCGCGGCAGCATTGGCTGACGCGCAGACCCTGCGCGACACTGACGCCGCCGAGGACGCGGCCCAGGCCAACGCGCTGAGCGAGGCCCTGGCCACCAAGCTGCAGGCGGCATTCGACGCCGTCTCGGCACCGCCGGTCGTAGAGCCTCCGGTCGACCCGCCGGTAGATCCCGGCCAGTAGTAGTAAGACCAGCTAGACTGGTCTTGACGCCTTCGGGCGCACAATTTTCCCAGTGGGTGGGAAATGGTGGAGGTGAGGGATTCGCATCCCGAACTACCCCCGGACGGGCCTGCAGTCACTCGACGACTGTAGGCCCGTCCTTCCATCTGACAGGGACATCACAGCATGTTTGCTTGCGTTTCCATGCGGGAAGACCCACAATGAAGCTATAGAGGACTCAACAGAGACCTCAAGCAGAAGTGGAGACCAGCATGGACACCTACTTGGTGACCCTGGCCGACCGCGAGAGCGGCGCGGACCAGCGTGTCCTCGTCCAGGACAAGAACCCTGATCTTGATTGGCAGGACTGGGTCGACTCGGCGACTTTCGAACCGCCGCTGACGATCAGCAACCCCCGGGTCATGCATGTGCACAAGCTGCGCATCAAGCGCCCGCACAAGACCGTGCTTCCTGTCGCGGTGTAACGTAGATCACATTCCTCAACGGAATGGATCTTCCTGAGGTGTGGTTGTAAGAAGTGTTCGACACACACAACCACACACAGGAGCAGTCATGAACCCCAAGGCCCAGATGATGTCCGCCCCCGGCTATATCAAGACCTCCCGCAAGAACGTCCGGTCCGCTGAGAAGCGTGGACGCAACGGCTGGATCAGGGACGCCGAGGTGGGCCGCTACATCAGCCGCTAAATCTGGCAACCCTGCCGAACCCGGTCTTCCCAAGGAGGCCGGGTTTGGGTCTATTCTGGGGTCCGTGAAGAAAGGCAATGAGTGGCACAAACTCGGCGATGTTGATCTTGAAAAGCGCACCGGCACGTGCTCGGTTTGTGGACCTACTACCGTAAAGGTGAGTTTCAGAACAGGACGTGCGCCTGATCGCATGTGCATGACCGTCGTTCGCCAGAAGCGTCGAAAATACAATCAGAGTCGTCGCCAATCTCGCCAGCCTGGTGATTATCTGAAGAGCAAGAGATGGGTTGACGGACGCACTCGCGTCGAGCGTCAGGCTGTCGTCGAAAAACAGGGCGGACGATGTGCCATCTGCCGCAAGGAAGATCGCCTTGTTGGTGATCATTGTCATGCGACAGGTGTGCCGCGAGGCATGCTTTGTTATCGATGCAACATCATGCTTGGCATGGCCGGTGATGACCTGGACATCTTGGCAGCTGCCGCAGAATATGTGAGTCAGTACCTGTAGGACGTGGCGGGACCTCCTCTAATAGATAGAAGGAGGCCGGGTTTCGTCATGTCAGAACAGATCGTCGAGATCGAGCTGGACCCGCTGGGGTACGCCCCGCGTCCAGACCTGTTCGTGCGCAATCTCTCTCCCAACACCATCACCTTCAACATGGGCAATCTGCGGTGGTCTCTGCCGCCCTGGCCCTCAGATGATTATGAGCAGCCGCTGCCGTGGACGGTAGCCAAGTCGTCGGGCTTCGAGCGTCTGTGGGAACGCGAACAGGTCCTCGTATCGATCGATAACGATTTTGAAGAGATCATCCATGAATTGCCCGAGGGCGGCGTGCTCTTCCGGCCCTATGTGCATCTTCAGGAGACCCCTCAGGCCGTCACCGACATCACTCATAACTTGATGCGTAGTGGTCCAGTGATCATGTCGGTATTCAGCCTGGATGGTCAGACCGAGTACTGGAATTTCTTCACTGAGATGCGTGACAACAACACCGTACGCATCTCCTTCGACGACCCCGTCGCATTCATGGCCACGGTGTTCTAAAGGAGAAATTGACACATGACTGCCAGAAAGTCTGCCAACGACCTGGACCTCAACTCCAGGAAGCTCCTCCATGTCGGAACGCCTTCGGCTTCTGACGACGGCGCACGCAAGGGTGACGTCGATGCAGCACAGGCTGCTGCGGTCTCCCGTGCCAACCACACTGGCACCCAGCTGGCTGTGACGATCTCCAACTTCGATACTCAGGTGCGTACCAGTCGTCTGGACCAGATGGCTGTGGCGACCAATCCGGTATCGATGGGGTCCCAGCGCATTACTTCAGTGGCTGATCCATCCTCTGCGCAAGATGCTGCCACTCGCGCCTACGTCGATAATGCCGTGTCGGGCCTGGCGTCGGGATTGCAGTTCAAGGGCGTGCTCAAGGCGGCAGTCGGTACCGCTGTCACTATCGCCAACCCAGGCACGTCGACACTGGATGGTGTCGCGCTCACCAACGGTGACCTGGTCCTACTGTACGCACAGAGCACGGGTAGCCAGAACGGCCCCTACGTCTTCAACGGCTCGGGTGTAGGTATGACCCGCGCACTCAACTGGGACGCTGCTGGTGAGGCACAGGTAGGTAGCTTCTGGGTGATCCTGCAGGGCACCAGGGCCGACAGCTTTGCCATCTCCACCAATGACACCTTCACTCTCGGCACTGACACCCTGGCCGTGCAGTTCGTCAGTGTGGCACCCGCAGCAACCCTCCCGTTCGAGGCTGATCTGGGTGACGGTAGTGCGACCTCGTTCAACTGTGACCATAACTTCGGCACTAAGGCCGTACTGGTCTCGGTCTTCCGTGTCGCTTCCCCCTACGACGAGATCGACGTCTACGTGGCTCGCCCGACCACCAACCGCGTCACCGTCGAGCCGGATGAGGTGTGGTCCTCGGGTCAGTACCACGTGTGCATCTCGAAGGCGTGAGCGCATGACAGCGCGCAATAGTGCCTCCCGACTGTCAGTCCCCACCCCCACCGTCAATGCCAACGCCACCACCAAGCTGTATGTCGATGATGAGATAGTCGACAATCTGGAGCAACTCTCCGGCGCAATTAAGTCGGGAATCAAGGGTGGCACCACTGCCGTCTGGCGCCGCCGTGACATGCCTCATCAGCCAGACGGTCTGTCGCCTTATGTCGTCACCGAGACCGTCACCGTGAACAGCACGTCCACGACCATCTCTTCGGGCGCCTCCTACGGTGTCCCGTCCGGACGCCTTACTTACCTGGGCGGCGTGACGCTGCACGCGGACTCCAGTGCGGGCAGCGCCTACAAGTTCGACTGGAAGTACCCAGACGGCGGTGGCTCACCCAACGGCTACCCCAACCCCAAGGGCTGGGGCGTGCAGTTCGACATCATGGCGGCGAGTGAGATCGAGTTCCTGGTCTACGCGCGCACGGGCGCGGCATGGCTACTGCTGATCGACGGCAAGCGTGTCTGGGACATTCCGCGCACCACGGCCCTGACGTACAACGCGCACAACTTGATCAAGTTCACCCTGCCTGACACCGGTATGCACCGTATCCAGTTCCTGATGAGCAACCTGTCGCTGCGCACCGTGTTCGCCACGACGGGCGCTACGCCGTTCCCACGTCCACCACGTGGCCCGCGTGCGTTCTTCCTGGGCGATTCCCTCACCCAGGGCGGTGGCTACGCCACGGGTGGCGACCTGGCGTCGTGGATCTACAGGTTTAGTGAGATGTGTGGATGGGAGGACGTCTGGAATGGTGGTATCGGGTCGACTGGCCCGATTGCCACGAATACGGGTGCGTCGGCGAGTTACTTGACGCGCGCAACGACCGACATCCTTCCCGCCGCTCCTGACGTCGTGGTGATCACCAGCTACTACAACGACAAGGATGCACAGACGGCGGCGGCCATCGCGACGGCGATCGGGTCGACCATTGACATCATCCAGGCTGCGCTGCCGAACACCATGGTCCTCGTCGTCGGGTCGTGGGACCCAGCTGGCACCAACGGTTCGCCGTACACCACGATTGACGCAGCGGTGCAACCTGCATGCCAGACGCGCGGCGTCCCATTCATCGAGCCCCGTACCGGCAACGTGTTCGACGGCTTGGGGAACCAGTTGCTGACCAACGGAACCGCTGTCTGGGTCACCACGACCAACAGCGCGGTGATCAATCCCGGTATGCCAGGCAACATCCACTTCGGCGACAACGGCTCTAAGTTCATCGCTTACCGCGTCTACAACGCGCTACGGATGCTGCTACCCGCATGATGATCAGGGAGTCCTCAGATGGCTAACTTGCGGGTGGAGAACCGACCCGGTTACCCGGTAGTGGCAGGTCCGACCGGGGCCGTGGTGGGCACCACCGACACTCAAACGTTGTTGAGTAAGCGCATCACCAAGCGCGTCCTCGTCGTCACTCAGGCTGCCATCCCGACATTCAATACCGATCTCGCCGAGGTCATCTCGATCACCGGTCTTGCGCAGGACATCACGTCGATGACAACCAACCAGACCGGCGCACCCGTCGCGGGCGACACCCTGACAGTCGAGATCACTGACAACGGCACATCCAGGGCAATTACATGGGGTTCCTCGTTTGAAGTCGGTGCGGTTCCCCTCCCAGCGGTCACGTCAGCCGGAGTCAAGCTACGTGCCCGCTTTGTGTGGAACTCCGTTACGTCCAAGTGGATGGGCTCGGAAATCCCCGTACCTCCACGGTTGAACGGCAGCGGCAGCACCGCAACTCCGGCGATAAACACGGACTACTGCGACATTTACATCGTCTCAGCGCTGGCGGTAAACATCAGTGGTTTCGTCGTGACCGGCACGCCGTTCGCTGGACAGCGCCTACTAATCGGCATCACAGGTACCGCGTCACGCACCATCGTCTGGGGATCGGCTTTCGAGGCATCATCGCTTCCCCTGCCGACCACGACGAGCGGCACCGACACCCTGTTCACCGAATTCATCTATAGCCCATTCACGGGCAAGTGGCGAGTTGCCAACGACAACCTCGCATCGATCAAGTCGTACTACGACTCGGTGAGCACCACGCAGACCAACAAGACGATCGCGTTGGGATCGAATACGGTATCTGGCACTACGGCGCAGTTCAATACCGCCAACTCCGATGCAGACTTCTATACCACCGGCGGTGCCGATGTGGCAGTCACGGACGGCGGTACGGGGCGCTCGACGTCTACCACCGCCTACGGGTTGATCGCAGCGGGCACCACAGCCACGGGCGTGCAGCAGACGCTGGCAGCAGGTGCGACTACCGAGGTGCTCGTCGGCGGTGGCGCAGCGGCGCTGCCCGTCTGGACGACGGCCACCGGCTCGGGCGCACCCGTTCGTGCGACCAGCCCAGCCCTGACAACCCCCACGGGCATCGTCAAGAATGACGTGGGCCTGGGAAACGTCGACAACACTTCGGATGCGACGAAGCGCACGCCTCGGGTTACGACGGTCACCAGTTCTGCGACGCCCACGTTCAACACCGACAACATCGACGCACTCGACATCACCACGCTGACGGTACCGATCACGTCCATGACGTCCGGGCGCACAGGAACCCTGGTCAACTTCCAACGTCTGCTGGTGCGGATCAGTAGCGCGGCGGCTCAGCCCATCGCGTGGGGGACCGACTACGTCTCTGGGTCGGTCGCCCTGCCGACCACGACGGTGGCGGGCAAGATCCTGATGGTCGGCTTCATCGTCGACACGGCAGGCAAGCTGGCGTGTGAAGCGTCGGGTAGCCGAGCGTGAAGGCCTTCTGGATCGGCGGAGGTCAGACCCCGAACGCCGACTATCAGTATCTCGGGGGTGCAGGGTCGCCGTTCTGGAGCGCGACAGAGGCAGAGCGCAGCAACGTCCTGTCCGAAGACGTCATCATCACCAAACTCACTGTGTGGACGACTAACGCGGTCGGTGTCAACGGGTCGTGGGTCTACACCATTCGTGCCAACGCTGTCGATACGGCTGTGACAGTGGCCATCACGGGTACGGGTGCTGCCAACCAGACCGGATCCTGGTCGGGGTCGGTGGCGATCAGCGCGTCGTCGTTGGTGAACATGGTCGCGAGAGTGGTTGGGACTCCGACGGTCCCTAGCATCACGTACTGGATCATCGAATACACCACGGTCGGCAACTTCTATCTCATGCTAGGGGGCAACCCCGGTACGACGAGTAACAGCGCTGTAACCTATTTGCACCCATGCGGGGCCGCCAACTACACCCCTTCCACCACAGCTGGCTTCCATGAGGGTCAGGCTCCGTCGCCGTTCACGGTGACGAAGATCGCCGCCAATGTGAGCGTCGCTCCCGGAGTGGGGAAGTCGCACACGTTCACGCCCCTCTTTAATCGGGTGACCGACGCGACGTTCTCGGCCGTGATCTCTGGCGCCACCACTGTCGCGGTATCGTCCCCTGGCACTCTTGCGTTCACAACGGAAGCGCTCGCGATCAAGCACTCGCCTGCAGGTACGCCTGCGGCGTCGACGGTGGCGACCTGCCTCACTATCGTCCCGGGTGTCCCTGGTGAGCTGGTGTGGTTCCTGTCCTTCAATACTGCGCTTTCCACCACGGCCACGGACTACGCCTCATTCGGACCCGGCGGCTTCGCGGGTGGGGAGAACGCTAATACGGGACGCTGGCCAGCCTGCACGATGAAGAAACTCATCGCAACCATCGGCGTCGCTCCCGGAGTGGGGAAGTCGCACACGTTCACGATGCGTTCCGATTTTGTCGACACGGCGGTGGTCGTACCACTAGTGGATACGACGATGCGTGGCGTTGACAGCGTGCACACCGCGACCCATGTGGGCGGGAATTTCCTGGGCATCAAGCACGTCCCAGTCGGTACACCTGCGGCAAACTCCGCAACCGGATGCTTCTTCGTCACGCTATTCGACCAAGGCGACTCCACCAAGTTCTTCGCGTTCTTCTGACGCTGCTCGCTGCTCGCCCGTCGGACGTGATCAACCTGTAATCCCTAACTCTAGCGACATCAATGTGTGAGGGGCTTGCAAGCCCTGACCCTAGTGAAGGAGACCGAGGTGACCACACCTACTGCGCAGCGGAAGTCCCTGCGCGAACTGCGTGAATCGACCGGCACGTTGTTCGCCAAGAACAACACCAACAAGAAGATCACGTGCAACACCGACACCACTAGCTTCGAGTTGGACGCCAAGGGCGGCGATAACTCGATCACCATCGTGCCCAAGGAATGCCTGAACGTCCCGGGCTTCCAGCGCCTGTGGATGCGCGGCTCCATCTCGATCAGCGATGACGAGGCCATGGAGAATGAGATCACTCTACTCATGGGTGGCCAGGTCCAGGTCACGCCCAAGGTGTACTCGGAGACCTGGTCGATGGACAAGGGCACCGCTTCGGTCGAGGTCGAGGCCCAGATCATGGCCCCGGCGGAGAGCAATGACATCGTCTTCAAGGACAACACCGCCGCCCACACTCCCGACGGTCATCGCTACCCCGACGTGGCCGCTCAGGCCCGTGGCTACGCCATCCAGGGCGGCAACGCCTGCCTGGTCCCCAACTGCCGCAACGGCGTCATGATCGCCCAGAAGTTCCTCGATGAGGGCGAGCCGCCACTGTGCCAGGACCACGAACACCTCAAGACCCAGGTCGCAGCAACGCCGCAGCCTGACGGGAGTTGGACTCACCAGCTCGCCACGATTCAACCGGTCACGAAGAGCAATCTTCCTGCCGGGGGATAACAAGGAGAAGAGAACACCATGGCAAATGACCTGCCGCTCTCGCCGTTCTCGGACTCGGTGTATGCCCGTCCTGGGATGACACACCAGGTCCGTCAGTTCGACCGCAACCCGGGCAAGGGTGAGACCATCCTGACCGCTGTCGCTACTCCTTCGGATCTTGCCTTGCAGGCCGAGGAGGACTCGCTGGACCGCGCGCGCGCTACCGGTGTCGACGAGCCACGCAACCCGCGCCCAGACGTCTATGCGGCTCGGGACTACTACAAGGAGCAGCAAGAAGCTACCTCGATTGACCGCAACTACGAGGGGTAGTCGCTCTTACTTCATACGGACTCCCCAGCGAGAGCAGATTGGGTTTCGCTTGCAGTAGGGCCGGGGAGCCCGTGAGTTGACCATACCTCCAGAGAAGGACAAAGGGTGCCGACTTCCTACCCCGGCGGGTTCGACGCCTACGGTGTGCCATCACTGCCGGAGGAGACGCCCCTCTCCTCGGCGGGCGACTCGACCCGCGCGCACACCCCCCTACTGCGAGACCTAGGTGATGGTCTGGAGGCCGTGCAGCACAACGCGGCACTGAAGGGGCACGATCACTCCGGGGACGCCGACGACATCGGCAAGGGCGACAAGTTGTCTCAGGACAACACTCACGAAGATGTCGACACAGATAGCCCCGGAGGCATCCACCACAGCCTCGGCGAAGCACATGAGCAAGCCGCCTACGGCGACCATATCCACGACTACAACAACGCCGCGCGCCTACTCAATAGGCCCTACGTCCTTTGTACGTCGACCACCCGGCCAGCCATGCCAGACCGGGGCATGCAGATCTACGAGACCGACACCGACCGCGTCCGGGTATGGGCCAGCTTCGGTTCCACCGAAGCAGCGGTAGGCTTGCGAGACTCGATCGACAACTACGACTCTGGCGTCAGTAGCTCCCTGCCGCCTGCAGTCTGGGACGTCACCTACGACACGGCGGACCTGTCGCACGGCACCATGGGAACCCCCAACGGCCAGCAGCTGTCCTGGACCGACGCCAGCCCCGACAGCAACCGCGCCATCGCGCGCAGGATCAAGACCGAGGACAAGGAGACCGTTACCGACGACCAGGTCCTTACCTGGAAGAACGGCCCTCAGCAGTTGGAAGGTGTCGTCTTCCTCACCGTCCCGGCGGCCAACGACAAGTACTTCCGGATGTCCGCCGACGGCCAGAGCTACATCCGTCTGGCCATGTCCTACGACTTCATCACCATCGCTTACACCACCACCGGACGGACCAACGAGAAGATCCTGATCAGCACCGGCCTCACCGTCAACTGGGCCAACGCCAGCTACCGGGCCGAACTGAAGGACCGCACCCTCTCGATCTACTACATGGGCGAGTTGCTGTTCACCTTCGTCGACCGCAACGAGGTCACCGACAAGGGACCCAGCTTCCGTGGCTGGGGCACCGGCATGACGGCGGGCGCGCGCTTCACCGGACAGAGCACTCCGGGCAGCGAGGACTGGATCCGCATTCAGGATTCGCTCTTCTACCAGACGCACAACCGCTGGACGGTGCTGCCCGTCGCCAAGATCCCCACGGTGCGCCTGCGTCAGACCACCACCCAGTCCCTCGCCTACAACGGCACCATCATCCAGTGGGGTGAGGAGCTGGAGGACGAATTCGACTTCTTCAACCCCGTCACCAATACCGACATCGTCATCAAGGAGCCGGGGCTCTACAACATCCAGGCCGCCATCCAGTGGGACCCCTCCATCGTGCCCGACACGGCCATGGCCATCCTCTGCGTCAATGGGCTGGAGACCAACATCCGCAAGCAGCAGTTCATGCGCGGCGCGGTGTTCACCCCGGGCTTCTCGCAGACCCTGGACCTGTCCGGGCAGCTCCGCTTCAACACCAATGACGTGTTCACCGTCAAGGTCAAGTACGTCGCCAGTCCCAACCTGCTGGAGTGGATCTTCAGCTGGTTCGACGGTGCCTCCAAGATCAGCAGCCGCCTCGATATGCATTACATTCGGGTCTGATCGCCATGACCGAGCCGATTTATGGTCCCGAGGTCTACAGCCAGAAGCTCGTCAGCGCGGCCAAGGCCCGAAAGTTCGTGTCTCAGCACGGACGCGGGTATCTGGCCATCGGCATCCAGGACCCCGCTGGTGATCCCGTCGACGCCGCCGACGGGAGTCTGAGCCTGAAGGTCTACCTCAACAAACTCGACGGGACCGCCGTCGACGCCCGGGGCGATCTGGTCGTCAACGTCACCACCGACACCGGGATCGTCCGCGACGACGTCGGTAAGTACCACTACGACATCGGGCCGCAGTGGACCGCCAACCGTGGCACGCTCAACGCCGAGTGGAGTTACGAGGTCGACGGGGTCGACTTCGTCTTCCAGGACGACCTGCAGATCCAGGAGCAGATGCCGTTCTTCGACAACATGCGCGAGGACGCCAAGGTGCTGGTCGAGCAGTCGTCCTGGTTCTTCGCCGACCTCTTCGACTCCACCACCGGCGGCCCCTGGCTCAACGAGAACTTCCAGAGTCATTTCGACTACAACCGGATCGCATTCCTGATGGGTCAGGCCGTGATGAAGCTCAACGTCACCGGCCAGCCGATCACGGCCTACGGCGTGGAGGTCGGCGATACCAAGGTCCCGGGCAACTTCGTCCAGCTCAGCCTCTGGGCCACCAAGCTGGAGATCATCCGGCACCTGATCATGAGCTACACCGAGCAGCCTGCCTACCCCAACACCGCCACTACCTACACCGATCGCCGCGATTACGCCGACCGGTGGCGCACGGTCCTGGAGGAGGAGCAGCCGGAGTTGAAGGCCGCCATCAAGATGGCCAAGCGCTCCCTGCTCTCCCTCGGACGCGGCAGCCTGCTGGTCGGTGGCGGTATCTACGGCGGGTCGGCCAAGGGGTTCTTCGTGCCAGGCATGTTCGCGGCCATGACCAGGAGTTTCCGCTTCTATCCCGCCGCCCCGTCGGTCAGCTGGGGCGCCCAGGCCACGGGTGGTGCGTGGTGAGAATCGTGACGGCCCGTGAGCAGGTCGAGATGCTGGAGCCGTGGCGCACCGCTATGCCCATGCTCTATCACCGTACCGAGCCTGAATACGCGGACAGCATCTATAAGGACAAGGAGTTCGGCGGCCCCGAGCAAGTCTGGTTCTCGGACCATCCGAAGGGCGAGAACCAGAACTTCGGTAAGGGTGTCGTTCAGCTGAACTTTCCCGATGACGCACTGCATGAGCACGGCGACGTCGAAGAAGAATTTCCTCATGGCGAGAAGTTCTGGCAGGTCCCGCTAGACCACATCAAGCCCGAATACTTCGTCCCTCCGGGTCCGGAGACGCACTGATGCCTCGCGTCGATCTTGTTGAGCCATACGCCATCCGGCTGTTCCGCCAGAACATCCGCGACAGCCTGATGAGCCACGGCGAAGAATGCGTGCTGATCCACATGCTGCACGTCCCCGAGGTCCAGGACGACCCGGCCTACCCCCGCTGCCCGGTCTGCTACGACGACATCTACAACGGCGCCGCGAAGTACGACTGCGAGCGCTGCTACGGCACCACCTTCGACGGCGGGGTCAAGGAGATCCATCGGGCGTGGGGCCTGTTCACCGACTCCAACGACGAAGAGACCTTCGGCAAGCGCGGTATGTGGCACCCCATCGCCAGCTCGATCCAGACCGAGCACCGCCCTGATCTCTGGCAACGCGACTACGTCGTGCGCGTGGGTAGCTGGACCATCGACAAGCGCATTGAGTCAGTCGATGCCATCTACGTCTTCAAGGGCGTCACCAACGAGTCCCTGCGCACCGGGGCCATGATCGGGCAGACCGGCTACGACACCGTCAGCCAGCGCGCGGACTTACAGCTGATCAGCCCTGACATGCCCATTGGAAAATACCCCTTCGTCGGTCAGGTCTTCAACCGCTTCGACAATAAACCCAGGTAGGTGATCACAGATGAGTCCAGATTTTCCCAGAACGAATCATGCTGATGGTTGCCTGACTAACACCAAGAATCTTGGCCATCTCCTTCCCTTTAAGTCCGTTCTGCGCCCTGATCCATCGAATGTTTGTCTCGGTGAGCTTGGCATGTGCGTTTCGTTCGCCTTTGGCCGATCCGCGTCCTTCTTGGATTCCAGGCAAGTGATGCCAGTTCTTTCCCTGCAGGATCAGGCTGATGGCCGAGAGGTGGACGTCGAACATCTCTGCCAGAGCCGTCAGAGTCAAGTCGCTCTGTCTAATCCACAGGACGTCGGCCTCAGTGAGTTTGGCACTTCCGACTCGTTCTCCCGTGGCATGTCGTCCTCGCTCAACCATCTCGGCGACGTTGTCGCTGTTCGTTCCGAGATGAAGATGAGCGGGCTGGACACAGATCGGTCGATCGTAGGAGTGCAGCACGTGCAGGCTGTTGGTTGGCCCGTGATGCACCTCGTAGGAGAGAGCGTGGGCCTTGTAGGTGCGTCCACGCAGCGACAACTGCCCGTAACCGTTCTGGTCAGTGCCGGAAGGCCAGTCCCAGCACTCTTTGGTGGTCTGATCGGGAATGAACCAGGCGAAGACCTCGGCATTAGTGAGACCAGGTGGCCTGCGTCGACCTCTGGCGTAGGGCATAAATTCAATCCTACAGGGGTCCCGCGATGAGGCTCGTCACTGCTCGCGAGCAGGTCGAGATGTTGGAACCGTGGCGTCTCGCCTTCGACGAGGAAGAGTTTTGGCGCAAGCACGAACAGACCATGCAGCACTTCCGCAACAAGGCGGACTCGCTGCGATTCGTCACTCCCGAACCGGGCACACATCTAGCGGTAGGTCCCGATTGGTCTGGGTCGGTGCCTCAAGGACATCCCGATCGCATCCCTGGCCAGGCGGCTGCCGATGACATTCATGGTTATCTGAAGCATGGTCCTGACGGATACGTCGACTTCATTCACACCAACCCGAACATGCGCCAAATGGGTGTGGGCCGCAAGCTGCTTGACCACGCAGGCATCACTGACACTGCACACGCCGTCAACATGACTCCCGATGGTGAAGCGTTCAATGATGCCATTCGGCGGCCACGGTGACCCGACTCCCCGCTCCCGTCGAACTGAACCGAGTGATCGCGCGCAAAGCCGTACAGAAGGCCCGCGAGAACATGCGTGGACGTGGCTGGAAGTCCACTGGTGCCCTACAGCCCTACTCGGCAGGCGGCGAGGTCGGCATCCGGTCGACGATGAAGCACCTGATCATCCAGAACCGAGGCTTCGAACCCTTCATCATGTGGTGGGTCGAGGGGCGCATGGTTCCGATCAAGGACAAGCAGACCGGCCAGACCCGCCGGATCAAGGGCCGTGAGCCAGGCAAGCCTGGCTTCGTCAACATCCCTGGACGCGGCAAGGTCTGGCGTGATCAGAAGTGGAAGCACCCGGGCCTCAAGCCCAAGCGATACCTGGAGGCCTCGATCGCCAGTGCGATCAAGGAGTCCCGTCGCGACATCCAGGGCGCTGCCATGGACATCCTGAAAGGAAACAAGCTGTGACCACCCCGAATGCCCCATTCCCAGGCGCTGGCGGCGCAGGAATGATCGAGACCGTCAAGCGCGCGGTCATCGTGGCACTACGTGACGCCATCACCGGCACGACCCTCAACGGGCTGGTCAACGGCTCCGAGGTCACCGTCGACATGGAGTACCCCCTGAAGAAGGAGCGCTACCCAGGCATCTGGGTGCAGTTCTCCTTCACCAAGCTCGTCAACGCTGGCATCGATCACGAGATCATCCGCAAGGTCGTCAATGACGATGAGTCGGTCAACTGGGAGCCGATCCGCGAGTTCATCTTCGAGGGCCGCGTCTCGCTGTCCATCGTGGCGCTCACATCGCTGGAGCGTGATCGACTCTCCGATGCAGTGATCTCGATGCTGATGTTCAGCCGCCCGCCGGAGAACGTCATCACGAAGGCCGACGAGGATACCAAGCAGTTCCGACAGCTGATCAGCAGCCTGGCCCAGAACCCCTACATCGCGATGACGATCAACCGTGACGAGCTGGTTCCTGGCGGGCAGGCCATGAGCACCGGCGTGCCCTGGGACGAAGAGATCCCCGGCTACGAGGACACCTACAGCTTCGACATCCTCGGCCAGACCAACATTGTCTTTGCGCACGACGGTACGTATTCGCTCAGGGCAATCACCGAGGTGGTCGACCTTCCTACCCGCTACGACTGGCAATAAAAGGAAGTGAGCTGGTGATCAGTTCTTTGGGTTCCGATAGAGGCATGGCCAGCTCACTCGTACTTGAGCCTAGACCCTGTCAGATTCGATCGGGCTAGCAATAACAATTAGAGGCCTTGGAAAGGGACTGAATCGTGGCGATTGACTTCACGCGCTACCAGCCACCTGGTATTTATACCGAGGAGGTAGGCGGACCGCAGATTGGCGTTCGGTCGTCGGTACCCACGGCGGTCGCCATCTTCGGCCAGTCGGTGGGGTATCGCACGTTCCGTGAGAGTCTGAAGATCAACCCGGACACCGGCGAGATCATCACCACTCAGACGATCACCATCACAGGCGCACCAACCGGTGGCAACTTCACACTGACCTATGCGGGCCAGCCCACGGCCAACATCGCATGGAACGCTGCGGCGACAGCTGTCGAGTCGGCTCTGATCGCGCTGTCCAACCTGTCGGCACCAGACATCACGTCGGTCGCTGGACCCAACGGCGGACCTTGGGTGGTTACCTTTGCTCCGGGTGACAGCCGTCCGATCATGACCAAGACTGCCGCCCTGACCCCCAGCGGCGACGTCTCGATCGTCAAGGAAGACATCGGCGAGGCCGCACTCAACCGAACACTGAGTCAGCACGGTATCGACGTCTCCACCGTCAAGGTCGTCGATCCCAACTCGGGTCAGCTCTACGTCGTGGGCACGGACTACGTCATCACTCGCGTCTCGGTCGGCGAGGACTCAGAGATCGCTAGCCGCGACGACCTGTACACCTTGCAGCGTGTGATCGACGGCGGCCACATCGATGCAGGCGACACCATCCAGCTGAGTTACCGATACACCGACCCGCAGTACTTCGAGGTCTACACCCTCTTTGACTATGACGACGTGCGCGATCTCTACGGCGAGCCGTTCGACGCTGCGGGCAACATCCAGTCCGAGCTGACACTGGCCGCCAAGTTCGCCTTCATCAACGGTGCCTCCACGATCCTGGGCTGTGCCATCGACCCCGAGGACCCGGACACCATCACGATGGCTGACTACGCTGACGCGCTGGACAAGTTCCGCGACGAGGAACAGATCGCCATCATCGTGCCTGCCACCGGCGCGACAGCGATTCAGGCCTTGGTGCAGCAGCACGTCACCATCCAGTCGGGCAACCGGTACGAGCGTCGTGCCATCATCGGCATGGATGGATCGGTCACTCCCGTCCTGACCAGCCAGCGACAGATCAATGCGCAGGCCCTGACCAGCCAGCGCATCGCCCTGATCTCGCCGTCGGGCTTCTCCTACTACGCCCCGGAGCTGAACCAAACCATCACCCTGGGTGGTCAGTTCATGGCCGCCTCCGTGGCCGGTAAGTCGGTCTCCGCCATCGCGGCAATGCCGTTGACCCGCAAGACGATCCTCGGATTCCAGGGACCGGCGGAGAACCAGCGCGAGGGCGAGAAGAACCTGGAGTCCTCCAACGGCCTGATGGTGATCGAGAAGACTCGTCGTCAGCAGATCCAGGTCCGCCACGGTGTGACCACTGATCCGACTGACCTACATACCCGAGAGTGGAGCATCATCGGCCAGCAGGACGTCATGGTCTATCGCATCCGCGACTACTTGGACGCCGACGGACTGATCGGTATGCCGATCTACGACACCACGATCGTGCAGGTCAAGGCGAGTGCCGAGGCTGCGCTGGTGTCGTTGGTACGTGACGAGATCATCCGTGGCTACCGCAACCTCAAGGCGCGGCAGATCGACACGATGCCCGACGTCATCGAGGTGCGCTATGAGTGGCGTCCTGCTTACCCACTCAACTACATCGTGGTCCGGTACTCGATCGCCGTCGAGTCGGGAGACATCACCACCACGGTCGAGGGCACGAACACCACCGGCTAAGCAGGCCTTGAACAACGAAGGGAGTGAGAAGTGCAGTCCAATGTTCGCGTAGGCGGTAGCGGGTTTACCACCATGACGTTTCGTGGCACACGGCTCGCCTATCTCCAGACCCTCCAAGACACTCCACCACAGCCGGTGGCCGGTGCTCAGGTGGTTCAGGCGATCGACGATGAGACGCCGCAGGAGATCGTAACCGCTATGGCCGTCGGTGCAGGTACCATCCGCCTGACCTTCTACGAGCTGTGGAACGAGCCTGTCTGGTCGCGCTTGCCTGGCCTGGAGGGCACCAACAACCTGTTGGAGGTCCTCAAGCGCCAGATCACTCTTGGCGAGGTGACGTGCCGCAAGCTGATCCGTGCGCCACAGAGTCCTAACGGGATCCGCGCGCGCGTCTACCACGGCTGCGTGCTCACCGACATCGACGAGGGCGAGCAGATCAACATCGGCACGATGACGCTGCCCAAGACGATCACCATGCAGTACATTAAAACTACGGTCGTCTGACGCTCTGACCTGCATGTTTGCAGAAAATGTGTAAAACTGGCAAACATAAACTACTAAGGTGTAAGATCACAAACATGACTGATCATGCCCTTAAAGGCCGAAAGCAGAGTCCAGAACATGTCGCTAGGAAGGCTCGTAAGTGTGATGAAGGATGTACGTGCGGGCGGCATAAACGGACTCCGGAACATACAGCGGCAGCCGCAGCCGCGATGAAGCGGCGATGGGAAGCTGGTGAGTTCGCCGACCGTACCGAAAGGTCGTTGGCTACCTATCACTCCCGCACGCCAGAACAGAAGGCCGAGGAGTCGCGCCTCAAGTCCGAGTCGCAGAAGCGTCGCTGGCTGCCTGGTGGCGATCTTCGCGAGAACTACGTTCCGCCGCCTCGACGTCGCGTCTCGAATCATGAGTACGCTCTCGCGCCCTACCTGGCCAAGTTGGGGTATCGACACAATCACGATGGCCATACCTTCATCGGGCGCAAGGTTCCCGACTTCGTCGACATCCCAGGTCGTCGCGTCTTCGAGTACTTCGGGAGCTTCTGGCATCAGCCGGAAGAAGAGCAAGCGATCGTCGCATACTACGCAGCCAAGGGATGGGCGTGCGAGGTGCTTTGGGAGCAAGACCTGTTCAAATGGCTCGCGAGTCATAAAGAACTAGTGACGGCCCAAGAACACAATCACGCCTGGAAGGCGGCCCACGTGAACAACGGATACCGCAAGCCTGAGCTGGAGGTGGTCTAACCCCATGAGCATGCCGATTCAGCGCCAGAGCGACACCTACGGGGCCTTCGACGACGGGTCCCACCGCTTCGCCAAGGACTACGAGACGCATGACCTGCCGGAGGGTCTGGTCGGCATGCTCGCAGGACGCCGTATCTCGGCGGGCTTGAACGATCCACGCCGCATGCAGCGCGAGGCCGACGCCGATCCCGATGCTGCTTGGGGGCAGGTCGGCGACACCCTGGGAGACATGGGTACGGCCATCGGTGACGGCGAGGGTGGAAATCGTCTCACCGACTCCCAGTTCGGTGACCTGGCCAGTGGTACCGGTCACGCACTGGCAGAAACAGGCCGTTCGCTCGTCGACGGCATTGGTGACATGTTCAGCCCGAACACGGTCCAAGGCACCCCGACGGCTCCCCCCGGCGTGGGCACCCCGACACCGACCAACATCAACGCCTACCGTCAGGGCGGCTTCGGTGCCTACCCCGACTCCAACAACTTCGCCCGCGAGGACTTGTCCGGTCACGGCTTCGACGATGGCGGAGAGCACCTCTCGCCACCGGAAGAGCAGTTCGGCCAGGACCCTTCACAGCACATCCCGGAGAGCTACGTCGATCAGGCTCCGCCCACGCAGGACCCGGGCGGGTTCGGCTTCGGTGGCTACGAGGACTACGATCCGCATTCCTCGGAGAACCTGCCGCCGGATTACGGAGCCCAGTTCGGCCCTCACATGTCGTCTTTTACGACGGCCCACTCCGCTGAGGGTGGGCCTGCTCCGAAGCAGCCAGTAACCGCTGCAGCAGTGCAGCCACAAGTCGTACCCGGGTGGGTAGGACACGGGTACTCGCCAGGCCACCGAGTGGGTCTGCCGTGGCGCGATCAAGTCATCCCGGGCACGGTGACTCACCTGCCAGGGCAAGAGGTCGGCGTCCGATGGGACGACGGACAACATAGCACCGAGGAGCCGTCAGACCTAAGGCCGATTTAAGCCCCGGCAGCGTTTCGTGAATGGGTTTCGGAAGTACCTGGGCCACCGAGGCAACAACAGAATAACACCCCCTTTAAGTAAAGGACGAGCATGACTCAAAGTGAAGCTATTCCAGTGGATCCCACGGTAGACCCAGATTTTGCACCACCAGAGCAGCGCCGCATCGTCGGCGAACTGGTCGAGGTAGACCCCCTCGAAGACCAGGACTCTGATGTCACCGAACTGACCTCCGAGGAGCGCCGCGACTTCGCGAGCCTGCTCACTTGTGGACGTCGGTCCAAGAAGATCAGCGTCATGGGACATTCGGTCGTCATCCAAACACTCAAGACCGGCGACGAGATGCGTGTCGGCCTGTTCACCAAAAAATATTTGGAGTCCCAGCTGGGATTCCAGCGTGCCTACCAGGTTGCCGTGGTCGCCGCCGGGGTGCGCGAGATCCAGGGCAAGCCGTTGTTCAAGGAACTGCGCGAGGTCACCAACGAGGACGAGATCTTCGACAAGAACGTCGAGGCCGTGCTGGAGTACTACCCGATCGTCGTCACCCAGATCTACCAGGCCATCATGGATCTGGAGCGTGAGTACGCCGAGTTGGCCATCAAGCTGGGAAAACTCAAAGGCTAGACGTCTCGACTGAGTTCGAGATCCGTCTGGCCTATCAGCAGGGGCTGCTTTCCCAGCGCAGCCTGAACCCCTTCCAGCGCTTTGCCGCTCGTTACTGGATCGGCATGAATCGACGCCAGCAATTGCAGGACGTCGAGGACATGCTGCAGAAGCAGACCTGGTACCTGGATGGTCAGCGCTACAACGAGCTGTTCCTGGCTGGCGTGTTCGAGCCCGAACCTCTGACTGTGGCTGGCAGGGATATGGAAGAAGTAGTAGACGACGTTGACGAGATGGATGCGTACTTCGCCTCACTGGAGCAGAAACGCGGCATGACCGGCGCTGATCTGTTCTCGGCGATGGATGATGCCGATGAAGAAGGATGGGTGTAAATGTCCTCACCAGGTGGATCAGGTGGAGGGTTCGAGTACACCGATGACTCGGTGGTCGCTCGGCTCTCCTTCGACGTCCCGCCGCAGGCATTCACCGATGCCACTCAGCTCGCCCAAGCGATGGGTGCGGTGGCTACTCAGCAGGAGTACCTCGCCCGGTCGACGGGCACCTGGTTGGACTACATGCAACAGGTCCCTCAGATCATGGAACGGGCCAGCCAGTCCTACCGCGAGGCCATTACCCAGATGGAACGCATGGCCTACATCCAGAACGAGATGGGTGGCGGCGGGGGCAACGTCGGGCCGACCGCGACGGCAGGCCCGCAGGGTGGTTACTCCACGGCAGCCCCGCAGGGCTACATCAACCCGTTCCAGGGCCAGATGTTCGGGATGGGCGTTACCCCCGACCTCCAGACCGTGCAGCAGCAGATGGCGGGCATGTCCGGACAGGACCCCCGGCTGTTCGCCAACATGATGGCCGCGCGCGGCCAGGCCATCAACCCGGCACTACTAGGCATGGTCGGCGGTGCGGTGGCCGGTACGACCGGCCAGGGCGGCATGGGCGGCACCGGCGGCGGACAGGGGTGGGGTAACGCTGCCCCGGGCTCTCAGTCCCCTCAGGCCACACAGACGGGCCACGACAGCTCCGCACCCCCGGATCCGACTCAGGGCGGCCAGTCGACGAAGGCAGAGCCCCAGAACGTCCCCGCCACACCGTCGCCGGATGCACCACCCTGGCAGCAGGCCGTGGCCGCCACGATCAACGGGGCGCAGCAGGTCCAGAATGAGGTCAGGGCAGGCGGAGGCGGCGGGCGGAGTGCGGCGTCGATGCTTGGCATGGCAAGCGCGGGCATGGCCGCTGCAGGCAAGTGGGCTTCGAACAACCCTGACGCCATGGGCGGCATGAGTGGCCGGTTGGCCGGTGTGGCCAAGGGCGCGGCTCTCACTGGTGCTGCGGCCTGGGGCCTGAGCAAGTACAACGATGTCGGCGAAGAGATCCAGAAGTACACCCAGCTCGGCGCGGTCCAGGGTGGCGACGCGGGCACGGGTATGGGCTACGAGGCTCAGGCCCGCCTCCTGGCCCTGAACCCCTTCATCACCACCCAGCAGGCCCGCCAGGCTATGCAGATGGCCCTCTCCGAGGGATTCAAGGGCGGAGACTTCGACACCGTCCAGGACTACATGCTGTCCAACTTCAAGGACATGGGTGTGCAGTTCTCCACATCGATGTCGCTGGCCAAGTCTTCGATCTACGGCGGGGAGTCGGCGGGTGAGGCTGCCGCAGGTAGTTCGAGCCTGCTGGCCATGATGAACGAGCTTGCGCGCTCAGGTGGCGCGTCTACCCCCGAGCGCCAAGAGCAGGCCGTGTCCATGATGGATCAGCTGACGAGCCAAGGCATGGACCCCGACTCGGCACGCCGGTCCATCCTGGGGGCTCAGGAGGGGTACTCGGAGAACAAGCTCCTGCGAGACAAGATCCCTGGTTCGATGCAGGGGGCCATGGGCAACCAGAACTTCCTGACCCAGGTCGCCTACCAGAATGGCATCACCGGAATTCTGCCCGAGGCCATTCCGGCAGCCTTGTCGGCCAAGGGTATCGACGTCGACGAGGCCTACAACGACGCGGCCAAGAAGTATGCCTACATGGCTCAGCAGTCATGGCCACAGAGTCAGCTCAACGCCGTCGCGAGCTTCATGGCGATGATGAACCAGATGGGTGCTGAGCTGGACTACAACACCGCCGAGGAGCTGTATAAGAAGGTGTTGGGGATAGATGGCGCGAAGGACCCCACCAAGCAAGCAGCCGAGCATATTGGTGCTGATCATCCCAAGCCCTTCATGAGCCAGGTAGGCGATTTCATCGGTACCCTGGCCAAGCCATTCACCACCGGGGCCATCCCTGCCATCGGTAAGGCGCTCAGCGGAGACTTCGGTGGCGCATGGGACGAGTTGACGACCAACCCCTTCGCCTCGGAACCTGATGCGGCACAGGAGTCCAAGGACCTCTTCGCCAAGAGTGGTCGGACCCCGCAGGCCCCACCGAAGACCCCTGAGGAAGCCTTCAAGGGACAGGCAGCCGTGCGTACCGAGGGGCAGGTGACTGGCAACGTGACCATCACCGTTGACCAGAGTGGCAAGGTCAGCGCGCCGCAGCAGATCCAGCTGTCGGGTCAGCAGAAGAGCGCCAATGCGGGATATGGCTCGGCGCAACTGAATAACGCTCCCCCGGGTGATCCTACCTACGGACACGCCTTCCAAGGATGGAACGGTAACTGATGCCTGCCGTCAACAAGTACGCCTTCCCGCAACAGTCTGCGCCACTGCGCGCCGGTGAGCGTGGCATTGCCAGCATGCACCACCCCGACGTCGGCTCCTTGCGGTTCCGCACCAATCCCAACGAGTTCAATTGGAATTACACCATCAACAAGCGCATCGACAACACTTACGGCGGACGTGTTGTGCAGCTGTTGGGCACCAAGATCGACGACTTCACCTTCAAGGCTGACTGTGGGTCCAAGAAGCCCCTTAGTGGCCGTCCTGGTGGGTGGGACTACATGAACAAGGTGGCCAAGTTCATGCGTGACGTCATGGTCACCCAACGCAACGGCACGCCAGCGACATTCGAGTACACCACTCGGGGTTGGAAGCTCAATTGCTTCGTCGTCTCGGTGCCATTCCAGGATGCCATCGAAGAGGTCAAGCGCGAGTTCACCGTTACCTGCAAGGTCCAGGAAGACGTCTCCGGGGTGATGAGCAAGAACACTCTTGACGCCGAGCTGCGTCGTCTGCAGGACGGCGTCAACTACAGCCGTGGCAAGTACAACGATCCTCGCTACGGCCAGGGCACGACTGATTCAGAGAAGGGCATCGGCGATGTCGCCAGCATCATCGACGATTTCGGTTCGGTGATCAATCAGTTCACCTCGGTCCAGAATTTCCTACCCGGAGGAATCTCGGGTGGGTTCGATCTCGGCAATCTCATTGGAGGTGGGTAAGTTGGCGGATTTCGCGAGCAATGTACCGATCAGTCGCCCGATCAACACGGGGTGGACAGCGGACTGGGACCTCGGTGGCGGACTGAAGTGGTCATTCGACTACGGCATGTTCTACGCACCGCAAGATGACCTGATTCCTCTACGCAAGCCCTCGCCACGACAGGATCAGTAAGTGTCCAAGATGGTCGTGTTGGGTCACGACGGGCAGAAGTTCAAGCTCAACGTGACGCAGTTCCGTTCGCCGATGACTGCCGCCATCAATTCGGCGCAGACCAGGAAGATGCTGCAGCACTTTCCCATTCGTTCTGGTCAGCCTGACATCAACTTCACCTGTCAGTTCCGTAGCAATGACGATAAGCACGTCTTCCAGGCCTTCGTGCGTGATCACCAGATCAATGCCCAGACCGACGAGGACGGAATGATCACCCTGTTCTGGCCGGAACGCAACATCGAGAATTGGACTGGGTACATCGTCGAGTTCCAGGTGAGTGAACGCCGATTCGAGTACGCACCGCGCGTCACTTTCGGGGTCTCGCTGATCGACTCGTTGATGAGCGAACGCACTGTGATCTCGTCCTTCGGAGCACACTGGTCCTCCATCTGGGGGCCACAGATTCCCACCTACAAGGGGCCAGGTCCATTGGATGTCGATAGCATGCTGAAGCCCCCGACGCCGCCCGGGTCTGACATTCCTACGCCGCCAATGCCTCTCGCGGGCGGGGGGAAATAACTTCTAATGACTTCTCCTATTCCTCCCGTACCGCTCGGCAACGTCGTCCCTAGCATTGGCGACACCGGTCTGACGTCAGATCAGCTCGAAAACGGTGTGCTGACCAATATCTCGCCCAACGACCCGCCAGCGATGAAGACGCTCGTCTACGCCCCGGATATTCAGATCCTCATTGCCCGAGGCAACAAGCAGTTCGACGTCTCCACCGACATTGTGGCCTGGTCCATCCGTCGGCCAGAGAACAGTGTGGCCTCGGCGGTCTTCCGTCTAGCCAACAAAGACATGCGTTATATGCAGCGTTTCGAACGCATGGACCGGGTGGTGATCAAGCTCAAGCGCGTCGAATGGATCCAGGTCTTCTCTGGCTACCTCGACCAGGTGCCACACGTCCAGCTCTACCCGGGCACGGTCAACTTCCGCGCTAGCTGCACGCTCAAGCGACTGCTGCACACCTGGTGGGATCCGGGCCTGCCGCAGTCGGCGGGCATCTTCGACCAGGCCGGTACCAACGTCTTTGACTCGGCCAACGGCGAGGGACAGTCTGACGCAGGCATGGGTTCGTTGCTGCGCAAGCTACTGATCGAGGTCGGTGGGTGGAACAGTCAGGACGTGCACATCGGGCGGTTCCCGACGGGTTTCTACACCTTCATGGAACAGCAGATCGCCAAGTACGACCCGGGGAATGCGGCGGCGGTCCATGAGTTCAAGCGTCTGTTGCTCGGTGATGACACCTCTGCCGGTGTTGGTGCGGCAGCCGGTCGCCAGCTCAACGTCACCCGTGGCAACTACTCCCTGACCGCTCCCGAACGCATGATCGAAGTCCTTCGGGCCGTCGACGAGATGGCCATGGGTCCCGACAACCGCGACCTGTCCGCCGCGCAGGGTGTTGGCACTGCCGCTACCGGCGGCACCGACGAGAAGGACCAGGAAGCCTGGAAGGCCTTCCAGGAGGTCGGCAAGAACTGGTCTGACGCCGCGATGAAGAACGACGCCGCTGTGCAGTGTTTCATGACGGTCGCCGTCGAGTCTCCAGGCTGGGTGATGTACGCCAATAACGCGGTGCCCGAGTCGTTGAACTTCCCTCACGACGCGGTCAGTAGCGACCACGACTCGATCGGGCTGTTCCAGCAGCGCAACATCGGCTGGGGCACCGTGGCCCAGCGGATGAACCCTCGCGAGTCGGCGGGCATGTTTCTGCAGAAGCTCAAGAACTACGACTGGCGCAACATGGACCGTGGCGCGGCCTGTCAAGCCGTGCAAGCCTCGGCCAAGCCAGGCCGTTATGCCCAGGAAGAGGCTGCTGCCATCGAGCTGGTACGCACTCTGCGTACGGGCACTAACGCGGCCAGCACCGTACTGTCACCTATCACCGCCGGAGCGCCCGGGGCCACCGCACTGCCTGCTATCCCGACCTCCAACGGCACACCGTCGGTGGCAGGGATAGGTAGCATCGTCGGTCTACCGAAGTACGACACCGCTGGCGCGTTGACCTTCGCGCGGTCCCAGATCGGCAAGCCCTACGGCTGGGGTGACACCGGACCGGCTTCCTACGACTGCTCAGGTCTGACGCAGGCTGCTTATCGGTCCATCGGCATGGAGATCGGGCGCCGCACTTACGATCAGGCTGCCTCCAACCTTCGCATCCCAGCGAGTAATCTGGTGCCTGGTGACCTGATTCAGCCCAACGAGGGGCACGTCGTCATGTATACCGGCAACGGCACGATCGTCGAGGCCCAGCAGACCGGCACACTCATCCACGAGATTCCGATCTACTTCAACATGGCCAACGCGGCCTGCTATCACGTGCCTGGTGCGGAGTACGGCGGCAGCCCGGTCGCAGCCTTCGACCCTGCGCGCGCGCAGAGTGGGGCTGGCGCTTCACCGGGCACCGTGGCCACCGGTCTGGGTAGCGGTACCGCACAGGTGGGTTCCAACGAACCGATCGCCCGCAACCTCTTCACCTACCAGTTTCAGGCGGGCCAGTTCTCCAATACCATCTCCTCCCAGTACGGCGGCTACCCGGGCACTGAGGAGAAGGCCTTCATCAATGACGAGCCGCTGATCCAGACGGTCGTCTCGTTCGCCAAGGCAGGCCTGCGCAATTTCCAGAGCGCACCCGACGGAAGTTTCACCGCCTACTACCCCGACTACTTCGGGCTCGATGGCAAGGGCGCGATCATGAATCTCGAAGACATCGAGATGAAGAACGTCCAGATCGATCTGAACGATGACGCGCTGGCCACCCACGTCTACGTGGCTGGCGCAGCACTCCCCAATGGTGCGGGAGGTGGTGGCATCTTGGGCTGGCTCAACTCCAAGGGCGTGGCCACCGTCGAGAATGAGTTCCTCTTCCGGCAGCTGTCGGCGGTCGCTCCGCACGTACCTGGGGAACCCCTGCTCTCCGGCAAGCAGATCATGAAGAAGTTTGGCGTCCGCCCATTGGTGCAGTCGATGTCATCGGTCCAGCAGGGGCCGATGGAGTTCCTCTTGGCCGTGCAGATCTTCATGACTAAGTGGGCCGAGCAATACTCCACCACGATCGAGACGACATTCATGCCTGAGGTGTTCCCCGGCATGCGATTGAACCTGGTAGGACATAACTTTCAGGTGTATGTGTCCGAGGTCATGCATAGCGGCGACTTCGAGAATGGCTTCACGACGTCAATGACCATCATGGCTCCGTCCAACCCTGCCATTCGCAACATGGCCACTAACTTGCCTACTGCTACCAGTCAGGAAACTCAAGACCAGCAAGACGCCGACGGCGGGGCAGCGGTGGTGTCTAGCTAATGACAGAAGGCTTCAGTCGTCAGGCTGTTCTCAACAACACCAGCCGCGAGCCTGGGAACGTCATTGGGATCGACCTACCGACCCGGACCGCGACGGTGTTGTTGCGATCCAAGTACACGGTGAACGTCAACTGCGCCTACGCCGTCGGCGATGCCATCGTCACTCCTGCCATCGGCGAGCAGTGGTACGTCGAGCGATTCGACATGGAGTGGCGGCTGGCCGGTCGCATCCCGTTCAACGACCCGACCCAGAACATCGAACCGGAGGAGGGGCAGGTCTCGGTCGGATCGGCCTCCGGACCTCTGGAGCTGAATGGCCCTGAGATTCGGGTCAACGGCATGCTCCGGTTGGGCACCACCTACTTCAGCATCAACGACGTCGGCAAGCTGCAGTACTCAATCAACGGCGGGACCACCTGGATCCCGGTGGTCCCCCCTGCGGGACCCGGCGCACCCGACTCCACTGATGAGGTCCCCGAGGGTACGACCAATCTGTACTTCACCGATGACCGCGCCGCCGACGCCGCACCCGTGCAGTCAGTAGCGGGCAAGACCGACGTGGTCACCCTGGTCAAGGCCGACGTCGGCCTGGGCAGCGTCGACAACACCACTGATGCTGGTAAGCCCATCAGTTCAGCTACTGCTAGCGCGTTGGGCAACAAGGCCGACCTGGTCTCTGGAGTGGTCCCGGCGGTGCAGCTCCCTGCACCCCTGGTGGTCGAGAAGGACGAGTTCGCCGATCTCCCCGCCCTGGGGCAGCCCAGCACGCTCTACCTCACTGCTGATCTCGGCAATCTCTACTGGTGGAACGGCACCGGATATGACCTGTTGATCTCTGGCGCGGGCACGCTGTCCAACACCGACGAGCTGCCTGAGGGTACGACCAATCTGTACTTCACCGACGCGCGCGCGGCAGACGCGGCACCGGTTCAGGACGACGACCTACGACTCACCGACGAGCGCATACCACTCGATGACACCGTGGACACGGACAAGATCGCCGATGAAGCCGTCACTCTGGACAAGCTGGCCCCTGATGTCCAGGCTGCTCTGGCGGCATCCCCCTATGATGTGAGCTACCCACAAAACTTTGGCCAACGCGCTGTGGGATACGGACAAAACACCATCGGTGTCAAGTTGGCGCGGGCCGTGACCTTCACCCAGATCATCTACCGGTGCGCCACTGCCGATAACTCTGGTTCGCTCACCGTGGAGCTACGCAAGAACGGTTCAACGGTCTCGGGGACCTCGGCCACCATCGGTTTCGCTAGTCAGGTAGCAGGTTCGAGCCTGACGGGATCGTGGAGCTTTGCCGACGGCGACATCCTGACCGTCTACATCACCGCCGTCGGCGGTAGTCCTATCGGCGTTGGCCTGGTGGCCGACCTGAAGGGCAATGCCTAATGCCCCTGTTGTTACCTATGATGTCCATGCCTCCGATCACCGTGACCACCGAGGTGATTGACGCTCCGATCCCCCTGGGTTATTGGGGTGCGTGGATCACACTTATTGGCGCAGGCGGCAATGGTGTTACTGGTACTCACGTCGCCAACGAGAACCAGTTCGTCAGTGGTGGCGGTGGTGGCGGTGGTGGATCACGCATCGGAAGGTCCTTCGTCCCAGTCTCAGTCATGGGATCGACCTACACCTTGAGTGCTGGTACGACTGCGTCTCGATTTTCGCGCTTCATCTCCGGTGAGATCGGTCTTTATGCCGGGTGGGGCGTATTGGGCAATGCTGGCCTGGCCAGCATCACGGCTGTTGAAGTTTCCTCTGGCGGCACTTCGTACATCGTGCTCGATGGCCAGTACGAACTCTTACCGGGCGTCATTTTGAATGGTGGTCGAGGGGGATCTGGTGGCGGCGGTGGTGCGGGTAGTCCCCTCCCGTCGACAGGGTCCCCGGGCGGAAACACCACCAACGGTGCGGGCGGAGGCGGCGGGGGCGGCGGAGGTGGTAAGGCTGCTACCGGAGGAAATCGGGCCGGTGGGGTTGGTGGTGTTTCTACCGGCGGGGACCCTGTCGGGGTAGGAAACGGACGTCAAGGCCTTTCGTCGACACGTGTCGGCAATGGCGCAACTGGTGGTGCTGGTGGCGGCGGTGGCGGTGCCATTGCAGCCACCACCGGCACGCTTGGCGCGGCGGGATCAATCAGGATCGAGTGGGTCTGACCCTGTCGGACCTCCTGATAGCGACAAGAAGTACTGAGAGGAGGAGTCATGTCGTACTCGCTTGCCATTGCTGATGGCGATCTCGTCCAGAAAGGCAGTCAGCTCGCCATCGTTCAGGGCGTAGACAAGCTACGGCAAGACATCTACCTGTGGATTATGGAGCGCTACGGCGGCGATCGTTTCCACGTCAACATGGGCAGTATCTTGCAGGAATTCATCGGTGGAATCGCTACCGAATCCACGCAGGCAGAGGTGCATGCCGAGATCTTCCGAGTACTGCAGAACTACCAGGCGGTGCAGTTGCGGCGCTTCAAGGAAAACCCTCAGTTGTTGAGTGCCAGCGAGTTGCTGGTTTCGGTCGATGACATCGTGACACGGATTAGCTACGACACCGTGAACGTGGCCATCAAGCTACGCAACGGGTCCTCGCAGTCCACCACGATTGCCGTCGCACAGAGTGTGTAAGGAGCAGGACAATCAGTAAAACTCCTGATCAGATCGCCAAGGAGATCTTGGCGAAGCTAGCGATCACTGCGCCAGGATTCAGCCTGGAGCTGGGCACCCCTGAACGCAAGATGATCGACGCCGTCTCCGAATCCATCTCCGAGGCCTACGTCGATCAGTACCTCGTCGGATCGCTGTTAGACATCGAGTCCAAGGCAGGCCTGGAGCTGGAGCAGTGGGTCGGCATCTTCGGATTCGGACGCCTGCAGGGCCGCAAGGCCACCGGAATCGTGCGTGTGGAGCTGACAACGGCCAACTCCCAAGACGTCTCCATCCCGCTGGGTAGCCAGTTCTACACCCGGCAGTCACTGCCCTCGTCGGGTAACCCGCTGTACTTCTCCTCGACCCAGGCCGTGATCATCCCCGGCGGGAGTTACGTCTCCGACATCCCCGTCGAGTGCACGCAGGTAGGCGTTGCTGGAAACGTCCCACCTGACTCGATCGTCTACCTCGGCCAGGTCCTTGGCGCGACCAGCGTGACCAACCTGCAGGCTTTCACCGGCGGCGTTGACGTCGAGTCCGACAACGAGTTGCGCCAGCGGTTCAAGGACACCTTCATGCGCAACGTCGCAGGCACCGAAGACTGGTACCTCGGCCTGGCCTACCAGAACCAGAACATCTCCAAGGCCGCCTGTTTCGGTCCGATCCGGAAGTACGTCACCCAGATCGCGGTGCCCAACACCACCCTGACTCTGCCGGTTAGTGCCGATGTCAAGTACGCCTGGCCCGCCGGGGACACGGTGTTCAAGAACCTTGGCCAGGAAGATGAGGTCTTCTATCGTCCGATTGACGACTACACCTTCGCCTCGGGCGGCAGCCCCCAGATCACGCGCGTGAGCAGCGGCGCGATGGTCGTCGGTGACATCGTCGATGTCGAGTTCGAGTACACCACCAAGTCCAGCCGCAACGACCCTCTGAACGGCATCACCAACAAGGTCGACTTGTTCGTCAACGGTGCGGACCCCTACACCATCACCGAGCGCACTGTGGTCACTACCCAGACCTTGAGCGCGACCACGACCGCCGAGCTGTACACCGGCAACTTCGCTCGCGTCGGCTCGTCAGGCACGCCAAGCGCCACCAACCGCTTCATGCGACTGGGTAGCGTGCCCATTCTGAGTTTCCCCTCGACCATCACCCTAGGCGTTACTCAGTATCAGCAGGGCACGCACTACCACCTGCTGCGTGGTACCACTCTGACCGCCGGGTCCATCCGTGAGGTTGCTGGAATCGAGTGGACCGCCGCTGGTCCTGCGTCGAGCACGCCGCTGACACTGACCTACGTCTACAACCGGGTGCCTGAAGTACTCAATGCCGTCGTCAAGGCAGGCAAGCAGATCTGCACCGACACCCTGGTACACCAGGCCAGCTACTCCTACCTACGTATCTACCTGTCGATCGAATACGACCGTGGGTTCGTGGTCAGTCAGGTCAACAACGCCATCCAGGACCGGCTGAGGCAGTACTTCTCAGGTCTGCCCTACGGCGCATGGATCGAGATCAGCGACGTCGCGCTGGCTACTCACCAGGTGCTTGGTGTCGACAACGTTTACCTGACCACCAGCGTAGAGAACGCCGTCGACCACGGCATCAAGGTCTATGGCAACAGTGCTGACGTCACCCCGATCTCCACTCAGGACGATGACTTCAAGCTCAACGACAATGCGCTGCCGATCTTCTTGGAAGCCGTCGTGCTGCGCAAGGCGAATCGCTAGATATGAAGCCATTCATTCCTCCAGTGACGGTTGCGGCTTATAGCGCGCTGCTCATCTCACTGGTCGCATTCGGACTGGCCATCGCCGCCCTGTCGTGCGCACTCATAGCTCTGGGAGGTAACTAATGCCGTCAAATGACCCCTTCCCGTTGATGCCATCGAAGTCCACCGAGCTACGGCTGGAGCACTTCGACGAGAACGTCTACACCGCCGACTCTTCGACGGTGCTCTACAAGTTCCTCGATGCGATGTGTGGCGACGCTGGAGCCGGATCGCTGAAGAAGGAGATCTTCCTCCAGCGGCTCTCCGGCGCTCTGACGGGTATCTACGGGTCTGACCTCGACTACATCTTCGGCAACGTGCATTTCTTGAGTCGGTCGCCGTCGGAGTCCTACCCCTACAACACCATGAACCAGATGCTCAACTCCGACCAGTGGGACGATGTCACGGTCAAGGATCAGTGGTACCGCAACCGGATCCGCGAGTACTTCATCGCTTGCGGCCTCGGCGGCACCGCCGACGGGATCCGTCAGGCCGTGCACGCCGCGACCTCGGTGGACTGCGAGATCATGGAGAACTGGCGCTACATCGACAATTTTGGCCTCGGTAGCAACGTCGGGCGCGCCCCAGTGTCTGCCCGCAACGAGGTCACGATCCGGCCCTACAAGACCGAGATCGAGCCCAAGGAACGCCGCCTACTGCGCGACATGCTCGACAAGATCACCCCACAGGACACGGTGGTGACCATCAATACCACCGGGCTCTCGGTCTCCTCGCCTGTTGCCGTCCGGGCGATCACCGCCGACTCGACCTACTATCAGGTCGAGAAGGTTGTCACTGGCACCCCGGTCCTGCAGGACTTGCCCGCGCCTGAGTTGCTGGCCATTGATCTCGATCCCACCGAGAAGTGGCTGTTCAGTGATTCACCCGAGTTGGCCCCCTACGCCAAGTTCAATATCACTTCCGAATACGGGTACTACTACCTGGCTTCAGGCGGCTCTCGCTCCCCGATCGATTCGGTTCAGTACGGCAGGCTTCGGGACGATGGGTCGGTCGGCCTGGAACCGCCGTTCGAGTGGTTCGAGAGCACCGGCCAGTTCACCGCTTGGACTGAGTACGAGAAGGCCGACAGCCTAGACAACTACCCGGGCGGCAAGTTCGGCATCCACCCCGACGCTGCCCCGGCGCTGAATCCCGACCAGTCGCCGTACCAGTTCAAGTACACCAATCAGCAGGACTACATCAACACCAAGAAGGCCGAAGTGTTGTCCATCGGAGGCTTTGCCGACGATCTGCGCTATCGTCTGCCCATCGAGAAGGCCAGCGTGTCCAAGCGCACCTACACCGCCGATTTGGCTATCGCCTATTCGGCACCGGCACGTGACTCGACAGTGACCAGTAGTTGGACATCGCGCAAGCCGCGCCAGACCACCGCCGAGTTGCGGGATCCCACCGCTTTCGTAAGGAGCTAAAGCCAAAGTGGCTGACGAGACCAAGTTCTACTTCGACTTCAACTTCCCGTTGAGGCTGGTCGAATTCATCCTGGGATTGATCTTCGGCAGACGTGACCCCAACAACCCGAGCCAGTCGATCGACCCGGCTACCCGCGAATGGTTCAGCCAGCCACGCTCTTTCGCTGACGGCGGCACCGAAGTCATCACCACGATGTTCAAGCTGCCACTGTCGGTCTCCGAGATCACTATGGAGATCCTGCGCATGCCGTGCGTGGCCGAGGTGTGGTATCAGGACCGTTCCAACAACTGGCGGCAAGTCCTCGACATGCAGCGAATCCCGCTGAGTGTCAATGTGAGTCGCTCCGACGTCAAGAGCTACTTCAAGTACTCCACCAAGGTCTACCCGATCGTGGCCAAGAAGCTGCAGTTCCGAGTCACCCGCACCAACGACCCCACCCTGGAGAGTGTTGCCTACCCGATTGGGTTGCGTAACTGCCTGATTCGACGTAATGTCTACGATCGCAGCCAGGGAAGTCAGTACTTCGAGGAAGAGCAGGACGTCCTCGGCAACATCATCACTAAGTACATCAAGGACTGGGACGCCCTCAAGGCAATCGACGACAACCCGAGCACCTTCTGGAAGAGCGCACCGATGCCTGATCCGGCTGCGGTGGCATCGCTCTATCTCGACGTCCGCGCCGACGACGGTACACCAAAGACCATCGACAAGGTCTACATCGACCCGGTCTACTCCGGTCAGCACCTGAACCTCTACTACTCCAGTGACGATACCGTCGGCGTGCGCAAGCTCTCCCCGATCACGGTCAACCCCGATGAGGACGAGAACACCGAGTGGCGCATCGGGCGTGGACGTTCCGACACCTCTACCGGCCTGAGTGAGTCCTATTACCGGTGGACCCTCGGACTCGGGCCTCAGGTGAATCAGGACGCCTGGATTGGTGTCGAATGGACGCCTGACTTCGCCCCTGACGTCGGGCCTGCCAACAACCCCGTGCTCTTCCGTGCCATGGACCCGACAGGGCCAGCGTTCAAGCCGATGGTCTACTACGACGTCGGCGCGGGGGAGTTCGTGCTGGAGTTCGACGATGGCACCGACACCCGCAGTTACACCGCCCCGATGACGCAGGTCTTTGTCCCTGGCGTCCCACTACGCATCATCGCAGGCTGGCGTTACGACCCCGATACCGTCTATATCTCGGTGGTCAACCAGGCCGGTGTCGAGATCGCTCACCTGGAAGACGACCCGACTACCCTGCCGCACCTAGTGACCTTCGACGGCCAGATCGAGATGTACCGCTTCCGGGGCCTGATTACCGCGCTGGTGCTCAAGCTGGAGGACTACCGGTCCTCCTCGGCGTCATTCGCGCTGTCGCCGACTTACTACGTCGACCCTGATCCGGTCATCCCCGACGCCAACGGTGTGGTGCCGTCAACCACCCTGGACCACGCCGTCTACGCCTACTCGGCGATTACCCAGCAGGACGGTTCCGGCGGGGCGAGCGACACCGCCTACGAAGACAAGGAATGGACCCCGAT